CAAAACCTATACGAAGATATTGTAATAGAATCTCTTAAAATGTATGGGCAAGACGTGTACTACTTGCCTCGAGATCTCGTAAATGAAGATAGAATTCTTGGTGATGATCCAGAATCAAGCTTCAACTCATCACACGTAATTGAAATGTATATCGAAAATACTGAAGGTTTCGAAGGTGAAGGTGACTTATTTACAAGATTTGGTGTAGAAATACGAGATGAAGCAACATTTGTTGTTGCAAGGAAAAGATGGGAACAAACTGTACAAAGGTATGATAATGAGATAACAAGTGTAAGACCATCTGAAGGTGATCTTATATACTTACCACTTTCTAAATCATTATTTCAAATATCTCATGTAGAACATGAAATGCCTTTCTATCAATTAAGTAATCTACCAGTTTATAAATTAAGATGTCAATTATTCGAATATACTGGAGAAGATTTAGATACTGGCATAGACACCATTGATGATATTGAAAGAAGATACGCATACAAATATGTACTTACACTCACAAATACACGGGATAGTGCAGAAGCAAGTGTAACTGTTGCCGGTGGACAATTATCAACTGTAACAATTGTAGATAGTGGTAATAACTATTATGTTGCACCACAAGTACTAATTTCAGATTCAACTGGCGTTGGTGCTGTTATTACATCAACTGTTGATAGTAATAGTGGTGAAGTCAATAGTCTTACAATAACAAATGCTGGTACAGGTTATACTAATAATCCAACTATTACGTTTGCTTCACCAGCACCAACACAATTTCAAGTTGGTGAAACAATTACGAGTCCGAGTGGTGATACAATACTTAGAGCTGAGGTTGCCAAATACTCAGATTCTGATGATAAGATCCACTTAATTCACGCTGGTGCAGACGACGGTAAGTATCATGCATTTACAGTAGGTAAGAAAGTTTTTGGATTAAAATCTGGTGCAGGTGGTGTAATCAACTTAGTAGTTGAAGATAATCAACTATCACAGAATGAACAAAACACCGACTTTTCATCAGGTACTGATTTTATTGACTTTACAGAAACAAATCCATTTGGCGATGCGAGTAATAACTAATGTTTGGTGGACACTTTTATCACGAAAAAACAAAGAAAGCAGTTGCATTATTTGGTAGACTGTTTAATAATATATACGTTATTCGTAAAAATTCATCAGGTGCCGCAATAAGTCAAGTTAAAGTTCCATTATCATATGCACCAAAACAAAAATTTTTAGAAAGAATAAGAGAAAATCCTGATTTAAATGATGATACAAAGGTAGCAATAAAGTTACCGAGAATGTCGTTTGAAATAACATCAATTGCATATGATGCTACAAGGCAGTTGGCAAAAACAACAACCTTTAACACTACATCATCTAATGCTGATGTCAATAAAAGACAAAAGTTTTTTACACCGGTTCCTTATTCTATAAACTTTCAATTAAATGCTTATGCTAAATCACAAGATGATGCATTGCAAATAGTTGAACAAATACTTCCAACGTTTAATCCTCAGTACTCAATAACTATAAAACCATTTTCTACTGAGTACCCTACTTTATTAGAAGATATTCCTATCATAATACAAGGTGTATCATTTAGTGATGACTTTGAAGGTGCGATGGAACAAAGAAGAACAATTATATACAGCATGGACTTTGAGATGAAGATAAGTTATCATGGTCCGATTGCTGATACCAATGTCATTCGTAGTAGTGTTGCCAGCGTATTTAATATGGGAACAGGACTTAATGATTCTGACATTGGACTACAAACAATAACAGTGACACCTAATCCTACAAGCGTAATTGGTTTGGCTGACAGTGATTTTGGTTTCACTACAACAATAGTGGATAGTGCATAATGTATGAATATAGATGTAAAGTTGTAAAAGTTATCGATGGTGACACGGTTGACGTTGACATTGATTTAGGTTTTGGTGTTTGGTTACATAAAGAACGTGTAAGACTTTTTGGTATCGATACACCCGAATCAAGAACACGTGACTTAGAAGAAAAAAAATATGGACTGGCTGCTAAAGAATATTTAACAGGTATGTTAGATGATGATGGCGGTATAATACTTAAAACTCATAAAGATAAAACAGGTAAGTTTGGTAGAATACTAGGTGAATTGTGGAGAACAACTAATTACGCCGATCAATCTATAAATAACTATATGATTGATAAACATCATGCAGTTATGTACTTAGGTCAATCAAAAGAAGATATACAAGAACAGCATATAAAGAATCGAGAGTTTGTTACATTAAATGAGTGATAAAGATGAAATGAAACAATTCTTTCCACCTGAAGAAAAGAATGTTGATAATGATTACAAATATTCTAGAGACACATACTATGAGCTTGTTGAAAAAGGTAAACAAAGCTTGGAGTTGATGATAGAAGTTGCTCGAGAAAGTGAACATCCACGTGCGTTTGAAGTATTATCAGGTATGATTAAAAATATTTCAGACGTTAATGATCGATTGATGGACTTAAACAAAAAGAAAAAAGACTTAGATAGAAAAGAAGAGATAAAAAATATCGCAAACACAACAAATAATTTGTTTGTAGGGTCAACTGCTGAATTACAAAAATTACTTAAGAATGAAACAGACCTAAAAAATGTCACTCCAAAATCAAAATAATAACTATCTAGGTAATCCTAACATAAAGAAAGATGGAATCGTTCAAAACTGGACGAAAGACCAGATTAAAGAATATGCTTTATGTATGAAAAGTCCTATCTACTTTGTAGAAAAATATGCAAAGATAATATCACTTGATAAAGGTTTAGTACCTTTTAAATTATATCCTTATCAAAAGAAGATGTTTGATAAGTTTGAAAAGAATAGATTTAATGTTGTATTAGCATGTAGACAATCAGGTAAATCTGTTTCTGCATGTGGTTATTTACTCTGGTTTGCTTTGTTTCAACCAGAAAAATCAATTGCAATATTAGCTAACAAAGGTGCAACTGCAAGAGAGATGTTGGCAAGAATTACATTGATGCTTGAAAACATTCCGTTCTTTTTGCAACCCGGTGTAAAAGCTTTAAATAAATCTAATATTGATTTTAGTAATAATAGTAGAATTATTGCGGCTGCAACATCAGGACAATCAATAAGAGGTTTATCAATTAACTTATTATACTTAGATGAATTTGCATTTGTTGAAAGAGCAGCAGAATTTTATACTTCAACATATCCTGTTATATCATCAGGTACTGATACTAAAATTATAGTAACATCAACTGCAAATGGTATTGGTAATACTTTTCATAAAATATGGGAAGGGTCAGTTCAAGGTGTAAATGAATATAGCAATTTTCGTGTTGATTGGCATGATGTCCCTGGTAGAGATGAAGATTGGAAACAAGAAACCATCAATAATACTTCACAGGTGCAATTTGATCAAGAGTTTGGTAATACTTTTTTTGGCACAGGTGATACACTTATAAACGCACAAACATTATTAGACTTACGTGCATCCAACCCTATCAGTAGTTTTGAAGGTGGTGATTTAGTTGTATATAAAGAACCTGAAAGAAAACATGACTATATATTAGTTGCAGATGTCAGTAAGGGAAGAGGACAGGACTATTCTACTTTTTCATTAGTCGATATTAGCACAAGACCTTTTGAACAGGTAGCTGTTTATCGCAACAACACTATCTCTCCATTACTCTTCCCTAATATTATATATAAATATGCCAATGTCTACAACAAAGCTTATTGTATTGTAGAATCAAATGATCAAGGATCTGTGGTATGTAATGGATTATATTATGATTTGGAATATGAAAATATGCATGTTGAATCTGCAGTAAAAGCAAATGCTATAGGTATTGAAATAAATCGTAGATCAAAAAGATTAGGTTGTAGTGCATTAAAAGATTTACTTGAAAATAATAAACTTAAAGTTGTTGACGAACAATCAATATTAGAAATATCTACTTTTGAAGCAAAAGGACAAACATTTCAAGCATCTACGGGTAATCATGACGATTTAGTTATGAATTTAGTTTTATTTGGTTACTTTGTATCATCTGCATACTTTTCAAATTTAACGGATATCAACATTAAAGATATTATTTTTAATCAAAAAATGAAAGAAATACAAGATGATATTGTACCTTTCGGATTTATTGATGATGGAAGTGAACACATTAAAAAGATTGAAACTGAAGATGATCCATGGCAAGTAGAGTATGATAGAGATTTGTAATATTATAAATATAAATAATTGAACAATCGTATTATGAAACTTGTAATTAAAAATAAGGAATAAAGAAATGGCACTATTTTCACCATCGGAATCACCCGCGGTTGTTGTCAAAGAAATAGACCTGACTGGAGGAGTGCCTAATGTCCAGTCAACCACAGGAGCAATCGTAGGTAACTTTAGATGGGGTCCTGCAGAAAAAAGATCTTTAATCGCCAATGAAACAGAATTGGTTGAAAAGTTTGCTGCACCAGACTCCGACACGACAATAGATTTTCACTCGGCATCATACTTCTTACGCTACTCAAGCGCACTCCAAGTTGTAAGAGCTATTGATGGCAATGCAGATAATGCAATATCAGTTTCAGCCGATAGCGGTGCAGGAATACTTTCTGCAGTTATCGTAAAGAATGAAGATGATTTTGCTTCACAATCATCAGCGTTAACAGCAGGTAACCAAACATTTATAGGTAGATATCCTGGCGCACTAGGTAACGACCTACAAGTACAAATGTGTCATGCCAATAGTACTGCATATAACGCATGGGGATTTAAAAATGAGTTTGACGCTGTACCAGCAACATCAAACTTTTTAACTGCAAAAAACGGTAGTAACGACGAAGTCCATACAGTAGTTGTTGATAAGAATGGAAAGTTCACAGGTACAAAGAATGCAGTGCTTGAAAGATATGCCTTCTTATCATTAGCGAAAGATGCAAAGGCTGATGATGGAACTTCAATTTATGTAAAAGATGTTATAAACGAAAGATCAGAATATATTCATATGGCAGGTTTTGATTCAGCAGTTGTAGCAAACATTACAAAATCTGGAAGAGTAGCACTTGATAGTGGTGATGATTTTTTATCAACAGGAGCAAGTTTATTCAACCGACACTTTACGTTTAACTTTAGTGGTGGTTCTAACTCAAATGCATTAACAACAACTGAATTCTTAGGTGGATTCGATTTATTCGAAGACAAAGATCAAGTTGAGATTGATTTCTTAATTGCACCGGGTATGACAACCACTGCAGATCAAACAACAGTTGTGAATGATTTGATTGCAACAGCACAAAACACAAGAAAAGATTGTGTTGTAGTAGCATCACCTGCAAGAGATGATGTTGTTAACTTAACAAATGCAGGAACCATTGTAACTAATGTAGTTGCAACTGCAGACACATTCACTAAATCATCATATCTATTTAATGATGGTAACTATTTAAAAACATATGATAAGTTTAACGACCAATTCATATTCATACCTGCAGCTTCTTCTACAGCTGGACTTATGGCAGCAACTGATCTTAACAGAGCCTCATGGTTTTCACCAGCTGGTTCAAGACGAGGTCAGTATCTTGGAATAACTGCATTGGCATATACACCTACAAAAGGTCAAAGAGATACTTTGTACAAAGCAAGTGTAAATCCAATTGCAAATATACCGGGCGCTGGTGTAATACTATTCGGTGATAAGACCGGACTCAGAAGAGCATCTGCATTTGATAGAATTAATGTTAGAAGATTATTCTTAACATTAGAAAGAGCAATATCAAGAGCAGCTGAACAAGTACTCTTTGAATTCAATGATGAATTTACAAGGGCAGAGTTTGTCAATATCATTGAACCAGTCTTAAGAGAAGTCAAAGGTCGAAGAGGTATCACAGACTTCAGAGTAGTAGCAGACGAAACTAATAATACTGCGGCAGTAATTGATAGAAATGAATTTAAGGCAGATATCTTTATCAAGCCTGCAAGATCTATCAACTTTGTCACACTGAACTTTGTAGCCGTTAGAACTGGCGTTGACTTCCAAGAAGTCGTCGGCACGGTATAAGGAGGTAGCAAATGGCAGTATTAGGCGTAGATGATTTTAAATCAAAGCTAAGAGGCGGCGGGGCTAGACCTAACCTCTTCAAAGCTACAATCAACTTTCCGGGATACGCAAATGGTGATCCGGAACTGACATCATTCCTCTGTGAAACAGCTCAGTTGCCGGGTTCAACACTTGGTCAGATAATTGTACCATTTAGAGGTAGACAATTAAAAATGGCCGGTGATAGAACATTTGATGTATGGACAGTAACAATAATCAATGACACAGATTT